GCTGCAGTTCCGAATTGCTGAATAGCTAAAGCTGTGTCTCTGATTTCTGAACTACCAGCAACCGAACCAGCCGCAAGTATATCAACTGTTTTAGCCGCCTCCGCTGCACCTTTGCCGAACTGATTTAATATTTGCGTCAATGCTTCGCCTGCAGGCTGCAATTCCATCTTTGAAGCCTGCGCTAATAGTATGCTCGATTGAGTAACCATTGCCAATGCCTTTGCATCTTTAAGTAGTTCCGGTTGATTGTTTGCGATAGCAGTAAAAGCATTTGTTACTGTAACGCTACTTTCTTTTGTTGCCTCCGCAACATCTTGAATTTTGCTTTTGAATAAATCAAAGTCTTTTCCACTTGCACCGGTAACTGCTTTTAGATTTGCCAATGCAGTTTCGTAATCCATCAAAGACTTTACAGAATATCCAACGGCTCCGGTAATTGCACCAACTGCCGCCACCGCCCCGAAATTACTAAGCAATTCTTTTTGTGCTGAGTTGAAAATGGAAAATGTTTTATTCACTTGCCTATCCATTCTCTGCAACGCCCCATTCGCTTTTTCTGCCATTGACGCAACGCTATTACCCATCGCCTTTACCGGTGCGGAAAATTTATCAACTGCAGTAAAGATTGTAGGTATTACTAATGCCATTTTATTTCTTCGGTTTGTTCGCTTCTAATTCTTTGTTCACTGAAATCAAATCGTTATACCAAAACTCTAATCCCTTGTAATCGATTGCGTCTAAAAAAAAAGC